CGTGTGCTCTTCCGATCTTATTACAATGGATGAGAGACGACAAGGACGGATTCTCATACGGGCGCGACAAATGTACCCGCCGGCTCTATCCGGGTTATCCGCTTGTGGATTTCATGTGCGAGAAAGACATGTCAGACCCATCCATCCTTTATCAAGCCGAGATACATGACGAAGAAAGCATAGAACTTTTGCGTGGTCTCTCAGTTTATCATCTCATAGATGAAATGATCATTTTCCTGTTTCCTTCCACTCGTCCGAACCATAAATCCGTCTCAAAACATCTGCCACGTGGAGAGTGGAAAACCGTAAAATCCAAAACATTCAAAAACGGAATTTGTCGCCTGGTTTATTGCAAGACATTGCAATAAGGCATTGCAACATATTGCATTTGCAATACTTCCATCAGTCTCATTTTTATGGGGCTGATTTTTTATTTTCCTATTACTCAATGACTTGTCATGCTTTTATGTGGCGATATGTTCCGTTGGTCTATGTTTTGGCCTATATCATAATGAAACCTGTTGCGCAACACGGTGTAAAAAATGGAATTATTACACTAAAAACAGAATTCATTATGATACAGATAAACAGGGAGACATTCCAGATGATGCTCCATCAGATAATGGAACGGTTTGACAGGATAGATGACAGGCTGAACCGCATGAACAGGCAGACGGCCGCTCTTGAGGGTGACAAGCTGCTTGACAACCAGGATATGTGCGAGCTCCTTGGTGTTACCAAGCGTACACTTGCACGCTACCGCCAGAAGAAACTCGTCACCTACTACATGATTGACGGACGTACCTATTACAAGGCTTCGGAAGTCCAGGACTTCCTGAGCAGGAAAGGAAAGGTACTTCCGGCAAAAATTAAAAAGGAACTCGGTATTCAATTCTAACAAAACGGCAGTATGGAAATTATATGTATAGACAAACGGACATTTGACGAACTGGTTGTCCGATTCAGCATGATAGAGAAAAAAGTCACTGGTATATGCAATCCGGCCAAAGATGCAGGACTGAAAAAATGGATGGACAATCAGGAGGTATGCGGGATTCTCCGCATATCAAAGAGAACGCTTCAGGTATATCGTGAGAAAGGGCTGTTGCCTTTCACCCGGGTCAAGAACAAGTTCTTCTACAAGCCGGAAGATGTGCAAAACATGTTGGAATCAAGTTATCACCCACAAAAAAGAAAGCCATGAGTTACGATCTTATAGACAGAAAGGACCAGCGGATTGATACTATTTTCAAAGGGCTGGAAAACATGGAGCGTATGATAGACGCAATAAGGACGGCTCCGAGACCCGCATTCCACAGTGATTATTTCCTCACGGACGAGGAACTTTCAAAGCTGTTGAAAGTAAGCCGGCGTACCTTGCAGGAATACCGGACCCTCGGTGTGATACCTTACTACCTTGTGCAGGGAAAAGCCCTTTACAAAGAGTCAGACATACAGAAAGTTCTTGACGACGCATATAAAAGATGCAGGGAAGAACAGCGATGGGTATGAAACAATGCAAAAGAAACGGCCTCGTTACAAGGTCGTTTCTTTATTTTCTGATAGCTGGCTTTGGGATTTTCGTCTCTGTTTCCTTACTATAATATCCTCCTCATATAAGCCGGATGTTTGGCTTAGACCAGCTGCCTTCAGACGTTTCATGTCTTCATCTACTTTCTTGTCGGTGACTTTAGCATAAAGCTGCGTAGTTTCAATTCGCATATGGCCCATCATTTTACCGACCGTTTCAATTGGAATGCCCATTGAAAGAGTTATATGAGTTCCGAAATTGTGTCGCGCCTTATGGAATGTGAGTTCAAAACCGTATACCTCACCTAACTTACGGGTAAGCATAATGAAATACTCACGCTTGTATAAATTGAAAACCTTGTCATCATGACGCTGTTCCCGATACTTTTCAATTATCTTCAACGGAATATCCAACAGCCGTACAGAAGACAATGTCCCTGTTTTCTGACGTTGGATATGAATCCACCACGAACCATCCTCAGATTGTATAATATCATTAACAGTCAGTCTTTTCAAATCTGCATAGGCAAGTCCGGTAAAGGTGGAGAAAATGAACATGTCTCGGACAAACTGAAGCTGTGGCTTCTCGACCGGGGTTGTAAGCAGTGTCTTCAGATCTTCCAATTTCAGATGACGACTTTTCCGTTTGGGTAATTCCGGATGAAGACGACAGTAAGGATCGCGGCGTATTGTTCCCTGACTGACAGCCCTCATAGTCATCTTCTTCAGTCTATAAAGGTGTTCATGTACTGTCTTCGGACTTAAGTTCCTGTTCGTCCTGAGAAACAGTTCAAAGTCATCATAAAAAACACGATCAAGATTCCGTAAAAGAACATCCTCTATACCACGTTTTTCCTGCACAAAAGCAGAAAGGTGCTTATATGAGCGCAAGTAGGAATCATAACTTTCCTTTATCCGATCCACCCCGATACGCTTCTTGAACTCCTCGTTATGCTCTCTGAAAAGAGCCAGCAGAGTTAGCGGTTTCTGACCGACTCCCATCACAGCATTCTTTACCTGCTCTGCCGTAATAAATCCCAGACTGTTCTTAATCCGCCTATAATGCTCCTTGATTTCTTTTGTCAGATCATCAATGGCCCGGTTGACGGTAATAGCATTCTCACTGCGGCCGTCAGCCCGTCCCTTTTCCGGATTCCAAACGGCAGGATTGACAGACACTTTCGTTCCTATCTGTTCCCATTTGGCATCTATGCTTATCTTGCACAGCAGCTGACATGTTCCGTCTTTACGGATTTTGGTACGGTTTATATAAAACAATATCGCAAATGTACTGCGACGTTTGATTTCCATATTATCAGTATTTCTTTTCATAATCCTATTTTTTGCCATTATCAAATAACTACAGAAAACCTCTCAGCAATTTTTTTATCCAATGCTTTTGTATCTGTATCTATCTTATTGTCTGTAACCTTTGCATAAAGCTGTGTAGTACCAATTCTGCTGTGTCCCAACATCTTGCTGACCGTTTCAAGTGGTACACCATGGGAAAGGGTGATTTCGGTCGCATAGGTATGACGGGCCACGTGGAATATACAAGGCGAAGCAAGCAATAGTGAATAGGTAAAGATTAAACGTAAGTCGTTTGAAATGAGCTGTATTTCTGTATTCTGCAAAATGTGGAAAATGCAAACGACAACGGAATATTGAGGTTGTTCAGTTACCAAACCGTTAGCCGGGTAGTTACCGAAACGGGAATAGGTAACACAAAGCGATGAAAAGAAAACCCCACCGTTTTGTTTGCGCTCATACACAGTGTTTTGCGTATCAAAGAGCGCTTATATGGCAAGTAACTTTGCACTAAAAAAATATAAGCGTATGAAAGTAGAAAAATTCAAGGTGCTGCTTTACCTCAAAAAGAGCGGACCGGACAAGTCAGGTAAAGCTCCCATTATGGGACGCATCACGGTAAACAGGACAATGGCGCAGTTCGGTTGCAAGCTGTCCTGCACACCGGAACTGTGGAATCCCCGTGAAAGCCGTCTGAACGGCAAGAGCAAGGAAGCGGTGGAAACAAATGCCAAGATTGAGAAGTTGCTGTTGGCGGTGAACAACGCCTTCGATAACCTTGTAAGCCGTAAAGTGGATTTTGATGCCACCGATGTGAAGAATCATTTTCAAGGAAGCATGGAAACACAGATGACCCTCATGAAAATGACAGATGCAGTCTGTGACGACATCAAGGCACGTATTGGCATAGACCGTGCGAAAGGGACTTATCCCGGCTATCACTATATGCGTCTGACGCTCGGGGAGTTCATCGAGAGCAAGTACAAGGTCAAGGATTTGGCTTTCGGACAACTGACGGAACAATTCATCCACGACTATCAGTCTTTTGCCACGGAAGAGAAAGGCTATGCGATTGATACCGTCCGCCATCATCTTGCCATCCTGAAGAAGATATGCCGTCTGGCATATAAGGAGGGATATGCCGACAGAATCCACTTCCAGCATTTTACCTTACCAAAGAAGACGGAAACGACACCACGGGCATTGAGTCGTGAATCGTTTGAGAAAATCCGTGATGTGGAAATACCCGCTTACCGCAAATCCCATATACTGGCAAGGGATATGTTTCTCTTCGGGTGCTACACCGGGGTCTGTTATGCGGATGTTGTCTCGATTACCCACGAGAACCTATATACTGATGAGGGCGGTGCTTTGTGGTTGAAGTATCGAAGAAAGAAAAACGAACTTCGTGCCAGTGTGAAACTGTTACCGGAAGCGATTGCGCTGATTGAAAAATATCATAGTGAGGATAGGGACACCCTGTTCCCTTTGCTGCATTGGTCAAATCTCAGACGACACATGAAAGCGTTGGCGGCACTGGCAGGCATCAAGGATGATTTGTGCTACCATCAGGCGAGGCACAGCTTCGCCTCGCTGATTACGCTTGAAGCTGGTGTGCCGATAGAAACCATCAGCAGGATGCTGGGACATTCCGATATTTCCACAACACAGGTCTATGCCCGTGTCAGCCCTAAGAAACTTTTCGAGGACATGGACAAGTTCATAGAAGCCACCAAAGATTTTCAATTAGTTCTTTAATCCTTTAATACAGAAAACGATATGCGAAGCACATTTTCACTTTTGCCCTACATTAACCGCAGCAAAGTAAAGGCTGACGGTACGACCGCCATACTCTGCCGTATAACCATTGACGGCAAACAGACTGCCATCAGTACGGGAATTTATTGCCGACCGGAAGAATGGAACAGCAAGAAAAACGAGATTAAATCCGTAAGGGAGAATAACCGCTTACAAGAATATTTACGCCTGACAGAGGAAGCCTACAATGAGATACTGAAATCACAAAGTGTGGTCAGTGCCGAAATTTTGAAGAACCACATATCCTTGAACAACATCCATCCGACCACTCTTCTACAGATGGGTGAATGGGAACGTGAGCGGTTGAAGAAGCATTCCGAAGAAATAGACTCGACTTCTTCCTATCGAAGTTCAATGTATTATCAGAAGTACCTGACGGATTTTCTTACGTCCATCGGTAAAAAGGACATTCCCCTTGAAGAAGTGACGGAGGATTTCGGCAAGTCCTACAAAGCCCACTTGAAGAAATGCAAGAACTTCGGGGTTTCCCAGACCAACCATTGCCTGCGTTGGCTGAACCGCCTGTTGTATCTTGCCGTAGACAAGGAGATTCTCCGTGTAAATCCCTGTGAGGACCTGGAGTATGAGACAAAGCCGGAAGCAAGGCACAGGTACATCAGCCGTGAGGAGTTCAAGAAGATACTTTCCATACCGATGTATGACAAGCGTATGGAACTGGCAAGACGGGCTTTCATATTTTCCACCATGACAGGACTGGCGTATGTGGACATCAAACTTCTTCATCCCCACCATATCGGAACAAACGCTGATGGCAGACGGTACATCCGCATCAACCGCAAAAAGACAAAGGTGGAGGCGTTCATACCCTTACATCCCATAGCGGAACGGATATTGTCGCTGTACAACACGACCGATGACGAGAAGCCCGTGTTTCCTCTTCCCAACCGTGATGCCCTATGGTTTGAGGTTCACGAATTGGGAATAACCATAGGGAAAGAGGAAAACTTGACCTATCACCAAAGTCGGCACAGCTTCGGCACTTTTTTGATTTCGGCAGATATACCCATTGAAAGTATCGCCAAGATGATGGGACACTCCAATATTAGAACGACACAGGGATATGCACGGATAACCGATGATAAAATTTCCAAAGATATGGACAAACTGATGGAACGAAGAAAGGAAATATCGGCTGGCGAAAAGAAGAAATAGCAAATAATCATCATAAAATAAAGGAATTATGAGCAGAGGCATAATAACAATCAGTGAAACGGGTGCAGTCACTATGCCGACCGCACCCGTATGGATGATGCAATTTGAGATTGCCGACCTGTTCGGGGTGTTCTCGTGCAATGTCCGCAAGACGATACGGGTAATCTATAAGAACAATGAACTGAATGAAGCCGATACGATGCGATATATCAGGCAACCGGATGGTATCAGTTATGACGTTTACAACCTTGAAATGGTTATAGCCATTGCATTCAGGATATGCAGTAAAGAAAGTGCTTTGTTCAGACGGTTTATAATAAATGAAATCAGCACCACCAAAAGAGAAACGCCTGTTACGTTGTTTGTTTCCTGTGGCAGGAGTAATAACCGATGGTATAGTTGAGGTCATCCCGTCAGCCACTTGTTTCCGTTGCCACACGTTTGAAAGGCTCCGACAACGAAAAATAAGCAACTGATGGGTAATTATAAGAGCAGAAAAGGAACGGCTTACGGATGAAGTGTCAATACTGCGCTTCGTCTGTAAGCCATTCCTTTTTTCTTTTTGTCGGAAGTCTATTGCTGCCGCAATACAGGGCATACGGCAAACTGCGCTTCTTCAAGAAAATCAGATTGCTGCCTGTCGGTAGGCGGAGCGGTAGCCGTCATTCAGCATCTTTTCAATGTCGGATTCACGGTAGAGGATTTTACCGCCCAACTGGATATAGGCGATACGCCCTTCATTGCGGTAGTCCTGAAGTGTCCGGCGGCTCACCTTCAGCCGTGCCGACACCTCCTTGTCAGTGAAGAAACGCTCACCGCCCAATGTCGGGCGGTAGTTGGCGGTCAGGTGCTCTACATTATCAAGCAGTCGGTCAAGACTGCCCATAAAGTGGATTATCCACTTGTTGTCTTTATTAATCAGTTCGTTCATATTACTTTGGATTTAGTGGAATTATTGTTGTCACTCTATTTAGTTATCAGATAGTCCTGCCTTTGAACTTCGCTTCCTTTCTTCTATCCTCCACAACGGAGACAATGAGCTCCACGTCTTCGGGACGGTAATACGTCTTGTGGTTTATCTGTGAATAAGCCAGCGTGCCGTTATCCCGAAGCGTCTGTAACGTGCGAGGGCTGATGTTGAGCATACGGCACACGTCCTGATTATCCATCCATTCGCTCATTTTCTTTTCCCCGTGCCGATGGCAGATGGCATCCATACGGCTGACGAAACGGTCGAACTTGGCGACCATTGCCTCAAAGGTCTTTCTTTCGATTGATACGATTTCCATATTGCCTTTCTTTTAATTGTTACTGTTTCTTTTGCCACAAAGAAATACATTATCCGCTGTCATGCAATGGATTTTCAAAAAGTGGCAGCGTGTTGCGCCGATATGGTAGACATTGTCCGGGGTACTGCTTTCCGTTTATCTGTGGGCAAGTCGGTGGAATACGATTTACGTTCAGCCTTTAATTCCCATGTCTTATAAAGAAGCCACAGCCAAAATAAGGGCTTAATTTAAAATTGTCCCCAATCGTACCTTTGTACCTTCAGCTATTCATATCCGGCAAATCGGTAAAGTCCGCACCGATTTGTCAATCTCCATAAAGCAAAACCGTACAAAAATGCCTAAGAAAATCCAAGTACTTGACTGACTGCATTAAAGCACCTTACTTCGCTCCCGATAATCGGTCAAGGTATAGACCAAGACCACATTCAACAACTTAATCAATTTGTTTTTACAATGAAAAAAGAACCAAACATTACAGAGCATCAAGCTCGTGAAATCGTGGAAAAAATAGATCGGAA